GTAGATCGATCCGCCGTATTTCGAGAGAATGGCAGATGCAGTTTTCGCGCTCACCCCCGGGACCTGTGACAACATAATCTCGCCTATATTCTCTCGAGTAATATAGTCTCGCTTCTCTTTTTTCGCGGAGACCTCGCTGTATGCCGCCGTGTCTGCGACAGAAAGCGGCCCCTCTTTCGCCACCTTATCTGCAAAATGCAGAATAAAGTCTGCTGTTTCTGCTACATTCATCGTGCGAATGACCGAAAATCCCTTGTAGTACATCAGCGACACCATTGCGCTTTGAAGCGCCGTCTTCGTAATCTGAGTATGCCGATCATCATATCTCGAGAGATCACCTTCAATGATGTATACGATATGATGGGTGCTGAATCCTGTAGCAGCAGCGGACTCAATGAGACGAAATGACTGTTCTTTATATCGTCCGTCTCGAATACTCGCTGCGAGGTCCGCGAGGGTCTTTCTCTCGAACAGGACAATATCTTTCTCTTGTGTGGGATCATGGAGTATAATATCCCCGAGTGGCAATCTCTCGGATTTGATTTCGTGGTTTGTTGTGAGTATGCCGAGAGATTTCGACTTCGGCTTCGTCTGTTTCTGCGCCTTCACCGTCGCTTTATTTTTCGGAAGTGGAACTTTCATTGTGATTCCATCACCAAGATCCATAATATAATGGTCTGGGTCTGGTGTGGAAGCGGGTTCAGGTTCGGGGGATGGCGCGGGTACGGTAGGTTTCATCATCTCCAGTAGCTCTTTCTCTCGACAATCGATTTTGATAATCATATTCGTAGTATTTCTATAGCGTATAATATGATTATCAATACAAATACACATGAATTATGCCTTATGTTCTTTTCCAGAATAAATCTGATTCACCTGGTTTGTGACCCGAATAAATGTAGTACATTTCGGTATATCTTTAATACGTTTGGCGCCAATATACGTACATGTTGACCGGATCCCGCCTAATATATCAAGTATTGTGTTTTCGATGGGTCCACGATACGGTATCTTGACCGTTTTTCCCTCTGCTGACCGGTGTGATGCAACGCCGCCGTTATACTGTTCCATCGCAGTTGAACTTGACATTCCGTAAAAGAGTTTGTATTTTTGTCCGGTTGCTGTGTCTTCGACAGTTTCACCACCCGACTCATCATGTCCCGCGAGCATTCCGCCCAACATTACGAAATCCGCACCACCTCCAAAGGCTTTTGCAATATCAGCAGGAGTCGTGCACCCACCATCCGAGACGATGAATCCATTGAGTCCATGCGCTGAATCCGATGACTCAATTACCGCGGAAAGTTGCGGCATACCTACGCCAGTCTGCAATCGCGTAATGCAAACACTTCCACTTCCGATTCCAACTTTCACAACATCCGCGCCACAATTCATAATCAGTTCTTCCACCATCTCTCGAGAGACGACATTGCCACATACAATGATCAACTTCGGGTATTTCTCTCGGATTCGACGAACAAAATCCACAAACGCCTTCATGTATCCATTTGCAACATCAATGCATACAAATAGCGGGTCAAGAAGTGCGATTGTCTGATCCAGCTTTTCTTCATCGGTTTTCGTAATTCCGGTACTTATCATGTAATAATTTCTGTCTAAATCCGTCGCGTTTGCAGCGACATAATCGCTCAGACTGTAATGTTTATGAAAACACGTAATGATCTTATGACGATGAAGCACATTGTACATTTCGAATGTACCAACTGTGTCCATATTTGACGCGATGATGGGTATACCTCTCCATGTATATCCGTTCTTGAAGATAATCTCTCGAGTAAGGTTTACTTCACTGCGCGATGAAAGAGACGAACGCTTGGGGCGAAATAATACATCGCTAAAATCTAACTTTAAATCGGTCTCGATTTTCATAATATGATGCTACCTCCGTTGGGTTTGGGTTTTACTTCATATTATGATATTATGAATTTGGTTTTATTATAGTTTGGGGCCAGCGTGACGAGCAGGGGCTAATCTCTCGATAAACCTAAATATAAAGTCCTTGTTCTTCGCGGGTTCAGTGATTGTGGCCCTCATCGCGAAGCTACGCATCTGACCAGTTCCTGCAGGTGTGGCCCCACCCTTCTTATCTCCGCCTCCATGCTTTGTATCTGTGTTGATCGCATTTGTAGGACCAGTGCTGTTGAATAATACACGCCGTGCAACCTTGCTGTTTGCCATATTTGTCTTTATATATCTATGGTTATATATTTATAGCGTATGAATAAATATATAAATTTGTAGATCAATTATCAAGCACGTTAGGCAGACTTTGAAGCACAATTCTTATTGAACGGCTGACGACCGACACCGCCAGTAAGCTTGCAGTTGAAGATGAGGTTCTTATCCTTCAAATACTGATACTGAGCCGCACAGGAGTCATAACGAATCTTACCTAGACAGTCGCATCTGATTCCACTGTTCTTGTAGGCAACGGAAGTCCAAGAACCGCGACCCACTTGAGGGGCAATTCCTGGCATACTGCCAAAATGGCAGCCTTTGCTAACGAGAGAACGAATTCCGGAAACCTTCTTGGAGCCACTTAACACCATTTTAATACTGAATTATAAATAATACCGATATAAAAAATTGATCGGATTTTGCTTAAATACATCATCTGATACATATCATTCATCCATACATCCATTGTCATCGGATAATGTTTCGTCTTCGTGATTCAACTACAAGCGCTGCTCCTCGATCTGAACATGGCAGTAGTTCGGATACTGAAAGTTCTGAAAATGAAAATATACTTCTAAATATTGCGGAAAGTGACGCGGCAGCGGCGGGGGCTGGTAATGGCGAGCTTGTTGGAGAAAGCGCGCGTACTGGGAAGAATATATACAACGATGACGACATTATACGCGTTGAGGATGATCGTTACGTGTTTAACCCTTATAACACTGAAAATATTGAGGTTTCTCTTGCGGATGTCGAAAGTATTCTCATCCGATATGGTGTTCCTTCTCAAGTTCATAATATCGAACTCTATAAACGAGCATTCGTGCATCGGTCGTATATCAAACGTCCTAAAGCATTAAGTGACCTTGAAAATGTTACATTCGCTGAACGACCTGAAGGAGCGATGCCTCTTCACACAAAATCCAATGAACGCCTTGAGTTCGTTGGAGACGGTGTTCTTGAGTGCATCACAAAATACTACCTCTACCGCCGTTTTCCTAAAGAGAACGAAGGATTCATGACAGAAAAGAAGATCGCGATTGTGAAAAATGAAACGATTGGAAAATTTGCACTCGAAATGGGTTTACACCGTTGGTTTATTATTTCAAAGCACTCAGAGGAAAAGAAGACGAGAACCAATCTGAAAAAATTGGGGTGCCTGTTTGAAGCGTTTGTCGGTGCATTGTTCTTGGATTTCAACCGTGTTCCAATTCACGATGACGATAAATGGTTTGAGAAAGTATTCACATGTGGACCGGGATTTCAGATCGCTCAAATCTTCATTGAGAATGTATTTGAGCGACACATTGACTGGACAAATTTGATCAAGAATGACGACAATTACAAGAACATTCTACAGGTGAAGATTCAGAAAGAATTTAAGACGACTCCTGATTATATTGAACTCTCGCGGGATCCGGATACGGGATATGAAATGGGTCTATATTTATGTTTAGGACAACCGTTGCATGAGGTGATCGGGCAACCTTCCGCGGCGATTCCATTCGAGTCATTGGAAGATGGGTTTGCAGGTGTTCATCGGATTTGCGAACAAAATGGCGGAAAAGCGTTTATCTTCTTTGCACGTGCCGCTCATAAAATCAAGAAAAAGGCCGAACAAGTTACATGCGAAATGGCGATACGACAGATCGCACGGATTGCGAAATAAATATAACGATATATGTTAGTAATAGTACGATACTATAATGAATGTTTTGAAACAGTATCAACTCACGCAACGTCCGATTTTGCGTGAGTCAGCTATGGAAGACGCGAAAGAAGGTGTAGTTGTTCAGTTTTCTCGTAAATTACCAAGTGATGTACTAAAAAAACCGCGAAATATTCGCGGATATGATACGGTTATGCGTGAAAGAGAAGAGGAGCTTGCTCCCGAATTACCGATAGAAGGTGCTGAGCCGCCGTCATCATCAGATGATGAATCCGGAACCGGGTCAGGGTCAGGATCGGGGTCGGGTGCGGCAGCGGCGGCGTCTTCTTCTCGTCGAGCAAAACCAGCAGCTTCAATTGTAGATAAGCGTCATACCATCGACTTCGATCGTGTGGCCATGATGGCGAAAATAAGAGGAGTTGCACCTCGTATTGGCGTTGTTCTTCCAATTCAAGCAGCGCCACCATCTTTTTCTAATAAGTTTTCCAAGGGTGAAAAGGGTGTAGGTGAGGTACGTGTTCCAGAATTAGAACCAGATTTCGGTTCAGAAGCTGATCCAATCGGAGTTGGAAGCAGCAGTGAACTTGCTGTAAATATGGATGTAGTAAAATTAGGAAAACGCGCGATATTACCGTCAGACGAACTTCCAAAACAGACGAAGACTTCTGCTGCACTTGCAATCGCAGAGGCGAATGAAGCACCTGAATTCGAAGAGATGCGACAACCTGAACCTGAAATTGAGGCAGAACGTGAACCTGAACCTGCCGCGAGTGATGTAGCAGTTGCGCCGAAAAAACGCATGATTCGCCCGAAAGCAAAAGGCGCAGTTGCTGCTACTTCTGCTGCTGCTTCTGCCGCATCTGGTACAGTAAGTGCTGCAGCATCAAGCGTAAAGGCAGTTGTTAAGAAAATCAAAGAACGTGAAGACAGCATGGTAAATGTCTCTGCATATAAACTCGGAGATACTGTAGTTGCAACACGTCTTCCGCCACCGCGTCCTCTTCCTCAAGTTCAAGCATCGGAGTTTTATATGAACAATCGGGCCAAATTTATTCAATACATTAATGCATTATTTCGCCCCTATCGCGAAGAACTCACATCCGGTGAAAGTGATATTACATGTGAGGCTCTTTATGGAGGCGATGACTCTGCATCTGTTGCACTTCTTACGCATCAGAAAATCGTGCGTGATTATTTGAATATTTATTCTCCTTACCGCGGGTTGCTTCTTTTTCACGGATTGGGAAGTGGTAAAACATGCTCTTCGATTGCGATTGCAGAAGGGTTGAAAACATTTAAGCGTATTATTGTCATGACACCTGCTTCGCTTCGTATGAACTACATCGAAGAAATGAAGACGAAATGTGGTGATCTCATGTACAAGAAGAACCAATATTGGGAATTTATTGAGTCTCGTGGCAATCCCGAACTTACACGCGTATTATCGCAAATTCTTATGTTCCCCGATGATAAATTCGTCCGGGCAAATGGAGGAGCGTGGATGGTCAATGTTACTAAGCCAAGCAATTATGAAACCGAACTTACACCGAGTCAGCGCGTTCGTGTTGATCGTCAAATCGACGAAATGATCAATACCAAATACGACTTCATTAATTATAACGGTCTTCGCGCAGAGAAATTGAAGAGTATGACTGATGGATATACACGAAACCCCTTTGATAATGCAGTGATCGTGATTGATGAGGCTCATAACTTCGTGAGTAGAATCGTGAACAAACTCAAGCGCCCTACATCCATGGCGTTTCGGTTATACCACTTTTTGTTATCAGCACAAAACGCGAAAGTTGTATTATTGACGGGTACACCAATTATTAATTACCCGAATGAAATCGCCGTGTTGTTTAATATCTTGCGCGGAAATATCGACAACTGGGTTTTCACCATTGGTGGTGGTGCAGAAGGTGCAGGTGCCGGTGCTGCTGGACGTTTATCGTTAGATACATTCAAAACCATTTTTGGTCTTACTACATCTGGTGTTAGCCGTGGAAAGGGTGGTACTAGTGCAGCAGCTGCTGCTAATTTTGCAAAGGGAATCGGCCTTTCATTTGACTATATGGACTACAATACCCGCACTAAGAAACTCATGATTACCAGGAATCCGTTTGGATTTGTCCGTGATTATGATGCAGTATCTGCGAAATATCGCGGCGTAATTCGACGTGGGGATCCGAGTGCAACAGTTGGTTCGGGTGAAGCGCCTGTAGAAGTAGCTGGAGCCGCCGCTGGAACAGTAGCTGTTATGGATACAACTGCTACCGAAAACGGTGTTCTTTCTGATGCAGCTTTTGAACGCGCGATTGTGAGCAAACTTCGCGAAAATGGGATCTCTGTTATTTCTGCAAGTACAAACAAACAAGAACCATTTACAGCACTTCCTGATAAATTGGATGATTTCAATAGTTACTTCATCGATCCGTCTACGTTAGAATTCAAGAACCGTGATCTCTTCATTCGTCGTATTCTCGGTCTTACTTCGTATTTTCGTAGCGCACAAGAGAAATTATTGCCGACGTATGATGCAGCTACGAATTTCCATTTGGTCGAGGTTGAAATGAGCGATTATCAATTCGCAATTTACTCGCGTGTTCGCGACCTTGAGCGAAACCAAGAATCAAATATGAAGAAGAAGGCAAAGAAACGTGGTGCTGCTGCCGCTGCAAAGAAAGGCAGTGATGGTGGTGCCGGGGGCGATGGCGTTTACGACGATGTTTCATCCACCTACCGTATCTTTTCCCGCGCTTTTTGTAATTTCGTTTTTCCGCCTTCAATTCGTCGTCCATTGCCTGGTGATGATGGAACTGCCGCTTCTGAGCTTGAAAAGTCATCAGCATTGGGTCGTATGCCAGATGCAGGAGTAATGGGTGAAGCTCATGAAACTGCGGATATGTTGGCGGCACGTATTGCACGAGCCATGGAGACCGGTGGTGCTGGTTCGACGGGGGCACCGAAGCGCGGTCGTAAACCGAAGGCGGCGGCGGGGGCGGCGGCAGCAAAAGGCAGTGATGATGAAGGCGGCGCCGCTGCAATGGATGAAAATATGCTCGATGGAGTGAAGAGTCCAAACGGAGACGGTGATGACAGTGACGAAGATGCTGAAATGGTAATCACAGGTGAACACTCGGACGCAGTGGCGGCAGTGATGGCTGGATCGAGCAAAAAACAGTCAGCAGCGACGAGCAAGAAAGACTATGTTGCACAGTATCAGGGGGCGATTACCAAGGCGATACGCGATTTGAAAGTGAGCGCCGGTAGTTTCTTGATTCCAGATGAGCTAGCGACATATAGTCCCAAGTTTCTCCACTTGTTACAGAATATCCTTGATAAACAACACGTG